ATGACCGCACTGGATATTGATGGTGCAACTATGACCTTAGATATTCTACAAAAAGGTTCAACAAATAAATTCTTAGGAGACATTTGGGCAGATACCTACACAGGTTATTTCTCGTTTATAGGTGACAGCAATACATTTAATATGTCTACAGATGAGACCAACGCTACAGGTGCAGATGGTTCTAATGTAAACGTACAAGTGACAGGTAATACAAACACAATGACTCTCAATCATGCTATGACCGCACTAGCAGCAAGCTTAGATTTAGATTGGACTGTGCAAGGTGGTGGTAACAACATCACTGCAGCTATAGATGTTGATGGTGCTACTAACTTTATGGATATTGACGGTGATGATAATGTTGTTACCTATGATGGAGATGGCTATGCTGGAGGTTATTTCTACCTAGATCATACTGGCAGCACAAGAACATTTAACATAGATCAGGAATCTACATCAGATAATGATTGGCTCAAGATTACATCTGTTGGCTCTAACGGCACTGTCTGTGTCACTCAGTCAGACGCAACTACTTCATTCGTCTGCTGAGATAGGTTCTATTTCAGAGGTTAGAGGCAACGCACAAGTCCTAAGAGACAAAGCTTACGGAGCTGAGTTGCAATTCAACATACAACAAATGGATGATGTCCGCACAGAAGCAGGCAGAGTTGCTATAACTTTTGAAGACAGCTCTACAGTCAAACTAACGGAACATTCTAAGTTAGTCATAGACGAATACATCTACGATCCCGACCCGTCAAAATCTAAAATGGCACTTAAATTTGCTAGTGGTACAGCGCGATTTATTACAGGTAAATTTAACAACAAGAACAACATATCAATACGCACACCGACAGCTAATATAGCGATTCGTGGGACGGACTTTACGTGTACTGTGGACGAGCTAGGTAGATCTCTTGTCATACTATTGCCTGACGAGAATGGTATATCCAGTGGCGAGATCATAGTATCTACAGGTATGGGTAGTGTGACATTAAACAAACCCTACCAGGCAACCACGGTATCTGTGTTTGAAAACAATCCTACCAAACCAGTTACCTTAGATATATCGCTAGAGCTAATCGACAACATGCTCATTGTAAATCCGCCAGAACAGACAGACGAATCGTTAGAGCAATCACAGACACAAGCCTCTGCTGACTACCTAGACTTTAACGACTTGGACATAGATTTTCTTGCTGAAGACTTTCTTGATGCGGAAGCAGAGCTAGAGTTTACTGAGTTAGATATTAATTACTTAGATGTAAACTTTTTAGAAGACTTGCTCAACGTACTAGATGCACTGGCTATATCTAAAGAAGAGGACGCACTTAAACAGGGTGGCGTAGGCATACGTATAGTTGGAACAGAAATAGGTCAGGACAAAGACACACAGATAACCACTATAGTATCTGGGCAAAGCATAAATTTAACGAGGACAGTTAGCCAAAGTGCAAAACTAACTCTAGATGGATCAAACAGCTATACCATTATCTTAATACAGGATGGTGTATCTAATACGGTTAAGATCAATGGGGGATCTTCGACAACGATTAAAATTAAACAAGGATCAGGATGAAAAAATTACAACTACTTGGTTTGATAGCTTTGCTTGGTCTGCCTTTGGTACTACAGCTTACTCCTCTAGAGATACTAAAGCTCAAGGTATTTGATTCATGGATCAAGGACCAAGAACCTTCTGGTTACTTTACGGTGCTAAATATTACAGAACAAGATGTAAGGGACGAAGGAGGATGGCCTTTCCCTAGAGATCAACTGGCAGAAATACACATGCAGTTGTTAGAACGCGGAGCTATGGGTGTTGGATACGTTATAGCATTTAGTGAACCAGATCGTTTTGGTGGTGATGAAGCATTTGCAAACGTATTAGGTATGCATCCAAGTATCTTGGCTATGTTTGAAACAGACAATCAACAGTATCCACCAACTACGGGGACGGTAATACTTGGTGACGATGTAGGTGGAGTAATGTTGCAAGGTGCTACTCAGAATGTAGAAATCTTACGTGACAGTGCCTACCAGGGGATATCTTCTGCCCCTATTGATGTGGATGGTTTGACCAGAAGACTGCCTTTATTAATGCGTACTCCTGNTGGCTGGGTTCCTGCATTTGGTACACAAATATTAAAAGTATTAGCTGGTGCTGATACCTACGTTATAAATACAAATGATAATGGTATACAGGAAATCAGGGTAAAAGGGCTTCCAGCAGTCAAAACAGACAGTTTAGGGCGTAAGTGGATAAGTTTCGTGAATACCCCTACGACTACATTACAAGAAATGGATGTGGCAGATAAGTTTGTAATTGTAGGAGTAACAGCTAACGGAGTCATGCCACAGCTATCTACACCAGCAGGGTTGTTGGAACCACATAAGATACAAGCAGCTTTGGCAGAAAGCATACTAATCCAAGACAGCCCATACATACCTGACTATTCATTAGCTGTGGAGTTGGTAACTCTAATAGTAGGTGTATTTGTAGTGTGGCTACTGCTTAATTTATTGGGGATAACGTTGGGGATAACTTTTACAACGTTGTTTATGGGGCTTACTTTATTCGGTGGCTACAGCGTGGTCCAGCAAGGTGTATTAATTGATGTAACCTGGACATTCATAGCTGAGTTTATAACAGCAACGATTACTTTCTATTTAAGATTTAGAGAGCAGTACAAACTACGACAACAGATTAAAAAACAATTCGAACATTACTTAGATCCGAGGCAGGTAAAGGCTTTGCAGAACGATCCCAGTCTACTCAAGTTGGGCGGAGAACGACGGGACTGTACGTTTTTGTTTACAGATGTACGTGGGTTTACTGCTATGAGTGAACGAATGGATCCTGAGTTAGTGACTAAGATTATGAATGAAGCACTAACGATACAATCAGATACAGTTAAAAAATATGGTGGCATGGTGGATAAATACATTGGTGATGCAATGATGGCTATATTTAATGCGCCCATAGACTTGGTTAATCATGAAGAAGCTGCTGTGTTATGCGCACAAGAAATACAAAAACAATTTAAAGAATCTTCTATTGGAGTTGAGATAGGCGTAGGGGTTAATACTGGTGAGGCAATTATTGGGAACATGGGAAGTGCAACACGGTTTGACTACACAGCGATTGGAGATGCGGTAAACCTTGCAGCCAGACTTGAATCCAGTACAAAGGAAGTAGGAGAAGACATAGTAATAGGAGAGTCCACAGCAAAAGCATGTTCTCTCCCTCTAGCGGTACTCCCTTCGATCACTGTTAAAGGTAAACAGGACAGGATAAACATATTCACCTTGATGCCCTAATAATATAAACTAAGTCAATGGCAATATTCGGTAAAGACATCACAGCAGCGGACTTAGCTGTGGGCAATTTACAAGGCTCTGACAAAGAAGCATCAGAGTTTGCTAAAGCTTTGCGATTTGGTTTAGACCAACCTACCGAAAACGTTGCTACTACTTTAAAAGCTTTAGGATTTGATACACAAGCAGACTCGTTAAGCGGTCTAGTAGATGCCCCTGAAAACTATGAATCAGCAGCAGCTAGGTTTATGAATCCAGAAGGAGAAGGACTTTTAGACTTTAGCTACAAAGATTTACCCTTAGCTATAGTAGAACAAGCAGGGCAACTAGGCGGATCTATGTTGTCTAGAGCTGGAGGTTTTGCATTAGCAGGACCTGTAGGAGCTTTACTTGGACCAGCGTTGTTTGAAGCGGTGCAAATAGCAGGCCCTGTAGCATTAGAAAGAGCTCGAAACAATGGTAGAGAAGAACCAAACTGGGAAGATTGGTCGGGTGCATTAGGTACATCTGCCTTTTCAGGAGCTTTGAACGCAGTAGGTGTACAAGGCATAGGAAAACTTAACTCTACAATAGCTGGATCAGCTCTTCGTGAAGGTGGCACAGAGTTACTTCAAGGATTAACAGAGCAGGTAGGTAGCACAGGTCTAACAGAAGCTGGACTACAGATAGATCCTAAACAAGTTATAGGTGAAGGATTGATAGGTGGTTCTACAGGAGCGTCTGCACAAGTGCCCACTTCTACATTAGGCACAGCTCAATCATTGGAAGATTTTAGGCAAGACATAATCGGAGACAGCATAACAAATGCAATGTTTGACCAAGATACACCTGAGCAAGCTGTAGATCAAATGGGAGAACAATTAATGTTAACGGAACAAACTGTAGAAAATATAGAACAGTTTGAGCAAGAAGCCGATCAGTATGACCCTGATGATCCAGGAGCTTTCACTGATGAAAATGTTATTCAAGAGTTTTTAACAACTAACGATCAATATTTAGAAAATTTAATCGAAACTGAATTTGGAAATCAATTAACTAGAGATCAACAATTTCAATTGTTTGTAAATGTACAAGACTACATAAGAAATCATTTTGAATTTTTCGATCCTCGAACAACTGTTTCGCCACGAGAAGCATTAGCTCAAATGGCTCAAACTGTTCAACAAGAATCTACAGCATTTTTAGACAGAACCAACTTAGAACAAGTTGAATCAGGAACAGACCCACGTTATGTTGGACCACAGTCTATGGGCATCATACCGAATCCTAAAGAAACGTTATACGAACAACGTATGTTAACGGAGGATAATAAATTAGGCATAACGTCTATAGA